ACTACCCATTCTTTGATACGCCATATGTACTTCAGATTCAAACTGAGTAATAAAAGCGTTATTAATAGTAGCACTCATTTTATTCTCCTTTATGTTGCTATTGTTACCTAGATTATCTCACAGGAGCTTTATATGTTATCTTTTACAAGGCATATTCTACGCCATAGAGGTCTATTAGTTAATCAACTGACATATTTTTTCTACTTTTTCAACTCACAAAGCTCAACAATATTTTCACTTGGTATTACACAAGTGTCGCCTATGTCTGTATCATTGTAAGACATATAGATTATTGTAGCGTTTTTATTCTTTTCTAAAAGAAAACCCTCAGTTACATTTAGATATGGTTGAAATGTTTTAGCAGTATTTGGATCTAACCATTCTGAATGAGATACAGCATCTCTCCAGGTAACTCTAACCTTTTTCGCTTTCGTCTTTACCATAGTATTTTTCAAATAAAGCTGCAACTTTGTTTATATAAGCTGGATCTCTTGCTCCATCTTTCCAATATCTAGGATCTTTCATCATAGATCTTAAATCTTCTAAACTTGGAGCAGCTTCTATGGCAGTTTCTGTTGTAGGCATTGGAGCATCTTTAGTTAGTTTCATAAGTTCTTCAATAACTTTTACACCAGCTGCTGTACTTGCTAAATTAGATGCTGCCGAATAAGCATCAGAAGATAAATTTTTCTTTGCCCATAGATCAGCTGCTTCTATTCTTTGTGTAGCATTTTCTCCTAATTGTTGTTTTTCTTCTTCCAATACAGGAAGTGCAGCTATTTGATTATCTACAAATTTTTTAATACCATCATTGTATTCATCTTGAGATAATCCTTTTTTTCTAGCTGTTTCTTCCCACCATTGAAGTAATGGTATATCTTTATTTACTTCTATAGATACACCCTCTGGTATTTCTGGTTGGAATAATTCATATTCCTTGGGAGTATTGGCTATTCTTTCTTTTTCTAAATCTTCTCTTATTTGTTTTGATAGTTCTTCTGTTCTTGATCCTAGTTTTTTTTCTAAAGAATTATAACTACTAGCAAGATCTTCTAAATTTACTTCATTTGTATCTGCGTTCCAGAATTTTTCTGATACATATTCTGGTCTTTGTGGTTTTAGTTCGCCATTAGTTTTTTGTTCTTCGTCAGCCATTTTTTTGTCCTCTTTTAATTTTTTGTTTTATTACACTTAGTAAATATCTTTGTCCCTCTAAATGCCACAACACATTACTACTAGAGTTTGGATTTGCCAAAGAATTATTTGTTATTTTTTCGAGGTATTCGATTGCTGCTTTGCCTTGTATTCCATTAAATACGCTAGCAAAAGTCCTATCATCATCAGTAGCTACTTCTTTATTGTTCTTGTTGCGTAGGGTTTCCCATGACATTTCCAGGCATATTACCTTGTTGAGCCATATTTTGCAACTCATTTACTAGAGCTTGTTGTTCTTGAGGATCTCTAATTAATTTTTCTGGTAATCCTAGTTTTTCAGCCATATATCTTGCTACTTCATCTTGTTTTACAATCATATTAAGTATTTGTGGACCAAATGTTTGAGCTAAAATAGCATTAAAATTATTAACTACAGCTATATCTTGTTGATGTTGAGCTTGAGCTAGAGGAGATTGAGATATAATTGTTACTTCTCTATTATCTATTCTAGGTATTTCTATTAATCCTCTTTTTGTAAGTATTCTAATTATTCTTCTAAGAAGTGGTTGTATTAATTCTGATTGCAATCTACCAAATGCAGATCCAATTTGTCTTGATAAATCTGCCATTCTTTCTGATACTTCAGTAGCTGACATTGGTGTACCCTCTGGTCTACCAAGTGTTTCCATGTATAATGCTTTTCTAATATTTTGACGCATATCTCCAAGTATAAGTTGAGCTACATCAAATCTACCTACTCCAGCTAAAGGAGTAAGACCTCTACTGTTTGGAGCCACAGGTATTAGACTACCAGGTACTAGATTAATATTATCTGGATTAATAACTCCATCATCTTCATAAGTATAAATACCACTAATATTCATCTGTGCATTTTGTAATATTAGTTCTACTGTAAGATTTGTTGTTTTGATTGCAGCCATACCATTAAATACTGGACCACGACCAAACACTTCTCCAGATGCTTTATTCCATCTAAATACTATATAAGGATTACTACCTATTCCAGATAGTTCTTGTTCAAATATCATTTCTTTTTCATTCATACAAACAACACAATACTTAAATTTTTCTGAATTAGGCTCATCATACATTCTAAATACACCCTCAACTACAGTTGCTTTTTCTCCTTGTTTATCATCTATAATTTTTAACATTTCTGGAGACATTTCTGCTTTAGGATAAGCTGTCATTAGTCTGTTATAAGCAATACTTCTTTTTCTAAATACAGTATCTACTTTATTATTTGGTCCATTGTTTAACATTACTCTTGGTAATGGAATAGCTTGGAAGTTTATTGGGTTTAAACTATCTCCCTCTTCTACTAAAAGCACACCAGTACCAATAGCACAATCCATAAATGCTTCATGTATTTCTTGATTAAAATTAGATCCAGCAATTATTTCAAAAACATATTTTGTTATTGCATCTAGTTGTTCATTTATTGCTGGTTTTTGTTCATCTGGTACTTCTGATCCAGCTTCAAAGTTTGCCCATCTTCCATATGTAGGAACAAGACCAGCTTGTAATCTACTAGCAAATTCTTGTATACCTACTACAGCTGTTTCATCAAATATTTTATCTGTTCTTCTTTCTCCTACAGTTTCTTCATAAAAAGATTCTCTTTGTGGTAAAGTATATTCATATGCTTCTTCATACTTATCTTTCCAATGATCGTATATTTTTTCTGAATCTCTATACTTCTTCATAAAAGAAGCTACTCGATTATCTGTAATTCCACTATCTAGTTCTGTATTTGCTAATTCTATATATGCCATTATGCCATTGATCCTGTTATTGTTCTTGTGCTAGTTGCTAGTAAAGCTCTTCTTTCTGCATCTGTTCCTCCAGCTCCAGTAAGTGCAGCAATTCTATTTTCTCTTAATTCTTTTTCTAATACAGCATCTTGATTTTGATTTGTTATTGTTGCATCATTAGTAACTCCAGATGTAGATCCACTATCTGTTGTTCTATTAGAAGATGCAGCTATAGATGTACTTGTCATATTTTTATTAAATCTATCTAAATATCCCTCATAATCTGTTTTCATAGAATCATATAACATAGCACTTGGTATACCTGGTACACCAGCCATAGCTAATCCACCAGCTATTGCTAATTTTATATTTCTTTGTCTTTCAAACATTTTTTGAGATATTGCAGTTGATGATAATATACCTGTTGGATCTCCAGTACCCATAGCTCCTGTTGGATCTGATTGACCATATAACATTTCATTTAAATTTTGTCCTGTAATACTTGTAGAAACTTTTTGACCAGCAGCTTTAGCTGCATCATATTGATTTTTAGATACTCGTATAAATTCTCCACCTTGTTGAACAAAATAACTTCCTACTTTTGCAAGTCTTTGATCTACTAAAGAATCTTTTGCAGCTTGAGATGCAGCTCCACCATATAGTTCATTACCTTTTTCTTTTTCTCTTTGTACAGCTGTATTTACTGCTACTTTTGCAACAGATTTTTTTGCTTCTGTTCTTTGTTCTGAAGAATCATATCTGTCTCCTCCATAACTTCCACCACTAGAAGATGATGTAGTTCCATTTTGACTACTCATAAGTTTTACCCTCTGGATCTGTCATGCCTTTTGTTCCTTTAGTAAATAAACTTCTTTGTCCAACCATACCTTTTTTTCTTCTACCTTTTTGTTTCTTTTGTTCTTTTTCTAATCTTATTTTTTCTTCTTCTTCTTCTTTTCTTCTTCTTTCAATATCTTTGCGTAGCTGTTTATCAGCTTCAGATTCTTCCATTCTTGGTCTACGAAAAGCACCCATTACAGCTTTATTTCAGAAAAACCTTTTTTTTTCAACTCACAATATAACTGATATGGTGTGAATATCCAAAACTTTGACATTCCAAGTAATCTTTGAACATAACTAACACAGCTATGCTCTTTAATCCAGGATCTCATTATTACTGGGAATCTAGGTAAATTATATTTAACTGGCACTTGTAGTATTTTTCCATTTTTTT